GTTATTCAATACGAGCCGAAATGTATTTCGTGAACCAATCCAGAGGTTTTCCGATGCGTCCGAACGCTCCGGAACCCTCACCATATGCGAGACTGCTCCTAGGCGAGCAAGCTACATCCGTCCGTCGATCAGAATTGCGTTTTGGTTTGATAAAACGTGATATGATGAAAATGGGTACAAATAAACATGTTATTGGAAATGACCCAGTCTTTGGATATGTGGTATCCCAAGCGTTTCGCCAGTTCCAGACTTCGACTGTAAACCCGATCCACCTGAATGATATTTTCTTTGAAGACCTTGAGATCAGAAAGTCAAGTCCTGGACTACCCTGGCAACCACAGTACAAAACGAGGGGAGAAGTGATGGACTGCCCAAAAGCGAGGAACTCCATCCGCCTGTTCTGGCATCGCATTAAGGCCGGCGAGAACGTCACGCCTGACGATTGTAAAGTACTGTACCGCGCTCATATCCAGAAAGACGAACCAAAGATCCGGGCAGTGTATGGATACCCCACTGCGATAACGTTGATGGAAGCTTGCTTCGCGCTACCGATGATAAACGAGTACAAGAAAGGAAGGACTCCAATTGGATACGGTTATGATATGGCTGTTGGCGGCGCTTACCGAATACGCCGTCGCCTCATTCCGTATTCGAGTTTTGGGTGCATTGATTTCTCTTGTTTTGACAAGACCGTATCATCGGAATTAATTACTATAGCCTTTCAAATCCTAGGACAGAATTTAGACTTGAGACGATACCAAGATAAAGGAATACCAGATGCTAGCCGACTCCTGCGAGCATGGAACTACCTAGTCCGATACTTCATTGAAACCCCACTACGATTGTGCAACGGTGAGAGATGGCGTAAGACTGCTGGAGTACCCAGTGGATCGTACTTTACCCAGCTTGTCGATTCAATTGTTAATTGGATCTTAATTAACTACGCCTTCCTCAAAAGATACGGCAGAATGCCCGCCGAATGCATCGTCTTTGGAGACGACTCAGTTGTCGCTGACTTTGAAGGCTTCAGCCTCAGCGACTTGTCTACAGAACTGAGCAATGTGGGTATGGTGGTGAATGAAGCCAAGTCACTCTTCACCAACAACGTAGATGAAGTCGAGTTCTTAGGTTTCACCATATCATTTGGACTCCCGTGTCGAAGTTACGATAAATGGTTAGAAGCACTCTTTCATCCTGAATGGCCTGATCGTGACTGGAGCATGTTTGCGAGTCGTGCCCTCGGCTTATTTTATGCCAACGGTGGAGTTAACGAGGCGTTTTCGTACACGTGTAGACGCATTGTAGGTTTTAGAGAATTCGAGGTCAACCTACCCCGTGATACTGAAAGGATGCTCAGAAATGTAGGCGTGAACGTTTCTGACTGTTCGCCAGTTCTCCCCTGCGATTTAGATCTGCTATTCCGACATCTCCGCATATGATGGTGAGACTCCCCCAGCTGTTCTCCGGTGGCTTGGCCTTAAAGCGGTTT